ACCTAAATTCTGGTTTTGATTATATGTATACTGTCCAGAAGACTTCTGTACTCCGTCTACATAAAACCGAATAAAGTTTTTACTTCTTGGTTTGATCTTTAAATCTATAATGCCATTATGATCTGCTAAACTACCGACCTCACTATAAACAAAATCACTACCACTTACATAAAATGAATTATTATTATAGTATCTAGCATCTAAAAGTTGTTGAAAAGTTACATAAAAAGGAGCGTCAGGAATCACAGAAGATAAAGGAGTTCCGTTAGTAGTAATATTAGTGATTTTTACTCTATTAGAGGTTGTATTAACGTTTTGAATAGGCTGACTAAGATTAACAACTTCAGGAGCATACCCTACAAAATTTCTTTGACTATTTTCTGCTGTTTTTTCTTTCACAGGAACTGATATATGATCTGTACCTTTAAAAAGGATAGAACCGTCATTTACATCTAAGAAAAATTTATTAAAGTTTGGATCAGTAACATTACTTAATCCTGAGATATAAAAATCCACATTCCCGTCAGCATTAGCTTCGAAAGAAGAACATAATAATCTTATCTCTCCAGCTGTACCTGTAAAACCGTTTTTACCAAATAAAGTTGCTGTAGTCTCAGAAGCAGTTAGCGCAGTGGCATTATCCGCAATAAAAGTTAATGGACTGGATAAAGTAACATTATTAATAGCAGTAGAGGTTTCAGGAGTAGAGATAAAATATTCAGTTGTAAAGTTTTGGTTATAGTTAAGTTTTTGAGTTCTATTTTCAATTACACCATTAACACCTACTGTACCATCAACTCGTCTAAAAGGCTGAGCAGTAAAATCAAAAGCTGGTGGCGGTGGTGCTGTAAGAGACGACTCCATATCAGTATAAGCAGTAGGTGTATAATCAATAAAAGTGTCTGAGTCTACATAGATATTAGAAACGTATTCAGCAGCAACAATATTTATATCTTCATCATTACTGTCTCTTGAAATTTCAGTTACTTTAAATAAACGACCAGCCTTACTAGTATAGAAATTACCAGGGTTTTCCCACTCTCCTAAGCTCCACAAATCATTTGTAGAAGGTGCGTTATTTGAATCAAAAGAAGTTATACTGTCTAACGATTGAGTAATAGGATTATATCTTTGAATTGCTTTTACTGTAACTAGATCACTTCCTACAGACACATTATCAGTGCCGATAAAATCGTAGGAAGTGTTAGATAAGATATACATATCAATTCTGTCTGAGTCTAATTTAACAACTCTCAAAGCTACAGGATAAGTATTAGCAGTAAATACAGAAGCACTTAAAGCTGGAAAGGTAAAATGTTCAAGTGTAACATTTGAGTCTCCTGAAACTGCTGAATTGTTTGCGATTTTTCCCCCATACCCATAATCGACACCAGTTAGGTTTTGGGAAACAGAGATTAGATCTCCAGGTGCTAAAGAAAGAGCATCTGTACTAGTTGTAAAAGAAACAACACGTCTTAAATATTTTGAAGCAGCTATTTGATACTGAGCAAACCGTAGAGCTTGACTACGCCTTGTAACTCCTGGTAAGTCTAACTCAGCTATATTTTCAATTACGCTTCTATCAACTCCATCATTAGAAAACTCACCGTCTACTCTTACTATCTCTCTTTTAAAATGATTTGAAGGTACTATATAACTTACATCTACGCCTGTTAAGATATCACTCTCTTTACCGCCACTAATTTGAAAAGAGCTCTTCTTAATGTTAGTTTCGTTGAATACCATTAAAGGGTATTGATCTGGCATATCAACAGCCAATGAGATTTTACCAAATGAATATACCAAAACTCCTCTAAAAGTTGAACAGAGAGAGTTTAATAAATCCATAGCGGGTTGTTGATCAGAAATCGTTACATCTAAAATAAAGCGCCGTTGTTTGATAGAAGTTCCTTGAGCTAATCCTCTAAGCGTTTCTCTAATAGCAGTAAAAGTTCCACGAGGCTTATATCTAAATGACCCATCTGAAATAGATTCAACACCTTGGTACTGACCAGTTTCAGAGTCACACGCATCACAGTATTGAGCTATTTGATAGAATTTATATTTATCAATATTTTCTTCGTTAATTCCTAAACCATATGTTTTATTTGTAAGAATATCATAAATAATCCATACTGGATTCTGTGACCAAGAATATACAAAAGAGCCATCCCAAGTACCCACGTAAATTTCTGGATTAGAAGCTGTTAAAACTGTTCCAGTTCCCGAAAATTGTTGTCTATAACCTTTTGTTGGGTAGCCATTATCGCCTGAATCAGCAACTTCTAACTCTCGCCAATCAATCTCTCCATTTTCTAAAATTGGTTGATTGTAGTTGGACGGGACTTTAATTAACAGTCCTTTTACTAGAGAAGTAAAAGTTGGAATACCTGAATTATGCTCATTAGCAGCTTTAATAGCATAACCTATATGAGCTGTTCTAGGATAGGCTTGTGGGTCGTTCTTAACCTCTTCCCAACCTACAAATTGAATATTAGAAGTAAATCTTGAGTCGTCATTCTCATCATTAGTTTTGGTAATGGTAAACTTATACCCATCTGCGCTTTTATATTCATCTGGAATATCTACTTTAATTGTAAATCTAAAAGCTGTATTAGTTTTACCAGTAATAGTTTTGTTAACTGTCTTTATAGATGTTACACCTAGATTATCAAAAATCTCAATTTTAATATCGATTGTGTGTGCTACATACTTACCTTGATCACTTTGTTTATACAATCCATTAATAATAAAAGCAAATTTAATAGAGTCCCAGTCATTATTAGAAGTATCTTGAAGTGAAATTTTAGATTCAGGAATACCTGCTACGTTTCCTTTTTTAAGAGTAACAGGAGAAGCTAGTGACTGAGGAGTTATGGTAGTCTCACCGAACACAGGAAGTGGTGTTTGAGTTGTAGTTCCTGTTCTAGCCAGGGTTTTAAATAGATCGCTATTTTCTTGACCATCACCATCAAGATTGATCAAGTCGTCAATAGCACTATCATTAATTTCAATATCTTGAGGGCCATTAGGATTAATTCTATATACAGGACCCTCACCTAATGCCGCTGTAATAAATAATACATCTGTTGAGAATAATGAATTGGGATCTTCAGAGAACGTGCTTCCACCACCGCCGCCTTTACCGCCTTTTGCGCCAGATATTTGAGGAATTAGAATATCTTGTTGTTTAATATATCTTCTATGCGTCATTACTAAACATATCGCTAACTTTTACGATATCATCCTTTTCATGTTCTTCTGTTTCAATATACCCGCTTACTAGTTGGCCGCCTACTCGTACCATTCCATAATGTAAAGCAATAGGAGTACCTGGCTCTGTAGAGTTGGTTAAGGATCCAAACATAGAGTTTTCTCGTGTTTGTTGGTCTGTTTCACGGGGTTTCTGACGGGTAGTAAAAAGAGACGTTACAGCTGCTAAAGCCAAATTTACAGTCATGGTTTGTAAAAAGTTAGGCATTGAAGCAAAAGCAGAAGAAAGCCCACTAAAGAACCCGCCGCCAGCTCCAGCCCCTGCTCCGGCTCCAGCTCCAGCTCCGGCACCTCCAGCAGCGGCACCAAATCCAAATCCGCCTGTAGCAATACCTAAACCAGCAATCGCTAGCACAGGTAATAAACCTCTTTTGCCGCCTCCACCAAAAACAGCAGGAACAATATGTATTACCTCATCTTCTTTAAGTTTTTTAATGAAGATTTCATCATTTCTAATAATATTTAAATCTTTATCTAAAAATGAATAATTCTCATCCACCTCGTTAGCTTCAATTCTTTTTATATAAGAATGAAATTTAGGATGAATTGACGCAATATACGGAAAAATATCAAGATAACTTTTTAAGTCAGCTTGATATTCTGTCTCAGAGAACATATTTTTAAACGCTGTATGAGGTTTAATTGTTACTAACAAGGTGTGAGTCCTTAAATTCATCAAATTTTAGAGCATCTATTTGCTTATCGTACCAGTATAAATAGAATTTATTATTAAAGCCAACTAAAAATTTATACTCATTGAAAGCAGCACTAATTTTATCTTCTCGACTTGGAATCGGGTTATCTTGTCCAGGATGGGAGTGAAAAATTCCCCAAATGTTACCATCATTTTTCACTAAATCAGCTGGGTCTAAAAAGAAAGTTGTTGTGGGACATTCACTAATATTATTACAAGGAATATAATCAAAACTGTTTGTTATAATACCTACACACTCTCTAGGATAATCGTCCATAGCATGTTTGTTCATTTTTTCTTTTAGTTTTTCAAATCTTTCCATCTATAAATACCTGTTGTATATTGTTGATAATACTTACCATAGGGTGCGACCCAGCTCTTACGATCAATCATGGTTTGAAGAATCTTGCCTGGTTCTACGTACAAAGCACAATGATTCGTTATATGAGTTGATCCGAGACTCATTAGTATAATATCATATTTTTTGGGGATAAAAACTTTTTCCCAGCCTAATGCTTTATTATTAAAGTTATCAAATAACCTGTCATGGGTTTTCTGATACCAA